CACACACCCAACGCGACCGTAGGTTTCGAATTGCGTCTACATCTGACTTATCCAACCCAGAGTAGCGACATAGTAAATTGTAGAGCTGGTTTTGACTAGCACCGTGAGCAAACACTACAAAATGGTTAGCCTCACCTAAAAACAAACGCGGTCTCTTGTAATCTGTAAGAAGATGACTACACACTACGATAGAAGAACTATTATGCCGACCCATAGTTGCAATCATATCTATAACCATTTGAATTTTGGTGTGTATGTCTTTGTTACTTCGTTCGTAACCTTCAACGTCGTCAACAATTGTTAAACTATTTTCAAAGTCGTGAATGGTGAGGTCATCATCAAGAAGCGACTCCGGTTTTATACGTTTCATAACACGTGACACTTGATCAATTGTAGGGTCTTCCTCCAAATACGAAATGAAAAAGATTGGGTTCTGTGGATGTAACACGTTATAACGAATTGCAAAGTTACGTGCAATGTGACTCTTACCACTTCCCGACTTTCCACCCACCATAATCACATCTCTTCCACCTTCATGGTGAGTAGGTTCAATTGCAAATTTATACCCATCCGGAGCCTCTAAAGGTGATTCATCGTCTTGTGATTCGTCTAGGTATACAAGATCACCGTCATTGCGACCTTTACCATGTAAAATGGCAATTGGAATTCCTCCCTCTTCTCTGTCTTTAGAATCTTTAGCGATAGAAAACACGGACATGATGATTTCTGATCACGTATTTACAAATGCTGTTATGTCAGCAAATCAACTAACTAAAGAATCAAAACGAAGCTATTTAAAACAACTTGAGCAAGTAAAGCGAAACACGAAAGGTAAAGTATTCAAGTCTACAACCCCTAAAATTTACGCAGACACACTATATTATATTTTAATGCACCCTAAACAAGTTATGTCTATTTACGAAGACCTCATAAAGAAAAACACTATCTCGTTGAACTCAGCAAAAGCTAATATGGTTGCACTTGCTTCTCTCATTAAACGAGCTGAAGAGTCTGAAATTGCAACCCCGGAGTTACTAGAAAAGCAAAAGTATTGGGTTCGTAATGTTCGCGTTCTTAACTCACAATCACAGAAAATTATTGAAAAAAACACACTTTCCGAACGAGAAAAGGAGGCTTGGCTCCCATTTTCTGAATGGTTGTCTACCGAAAAAAAGATGCGTATATCTGAACCCGGCAGTTACGGTCATCTCTTGGTTGCATTTCACAGTTTAGTAGCTCCTATGCGCGGAGGAGATCTTAGTAAAGTTAAGATTGTTAAGTCTGAAGACCCCGACACAAAAAGTAAACAAAACATTCTTATTTGGAATGGCCCAAAAGAACCCGCAAAGCTCATTATTCGTAGTCATAAAACGTCAAAGAAATGGCCAATCCTTACAAGAGATTTACCTCAAGAACTAAAGGATATAATTGATATCTCATTAAAGAACACACCAAGAGAATACTTATTTGAGATGGAGTCCGGAAAGCCGTGGACAAAAGCTTCTTATTTGGTTTGGAAAAATAGAGAATTTCAACGTATTTTTGATAAACCAGTCACTACTAATATAGCGCGACACGCGTACGTGAATGCACAAGACATGATTCCTAAATCAATTGAAGCCCGAAGGCGACAAGCTGAATCAATGGGGCATTCACTTAGAACACAAGATGAATATAGACGTATAGTTTAAATTTTATTTAGTTTAAGGGATCATACTTCCAGAATGGCGAGCCATTTTGCGCATGCGTTGTTCCTCACCCATTGCAGGCTTAAACTGAGGCATGCCAAGTGATGTTGTAAGACGAGAACTAGTGTGCATTCCTGATGCACCACCAACCAAACGAACCAATTGAGACGATGTAACAGATGAGCTTGTTGATGCAGCTTCAACGTCGGTGGTGTTAAGAATAGTCTTTCGGATTGCAGAGCTTCCTCGAACTGACTCAAAAAATCCAGAGTTAACACCCATGATAGTAACAATAACGTTGTTAGACTGTTGTAGACCAGACAAATAGTTAAAAAATCCGTTAGTATTATCAAGAGTTACGCTGACCTGAACGCTGTAATTTCCGAGGGTTCCAGGAGCTAGTCCAGATGAGAGGGGAACATCCTGTCCCATACGCAAAACCACTGGGGATCCAGTCAACTGAATATTTGATGAATAACCTTTATACGTATCATAAAATGATCCTTCAACACCAGACGATAATGGTGTCAAAGTAGGGTATTTTCCACGAGCAAATCCTCTAAACTGGTTGTAATCCATGTCAAGTCCTCCAGCAACTGAGCATGCATACAAATCTTCTTGAGAATAATTGGAACAAAGATTTGCATAATTGTCAAAAGTAACTGCAATATTTGAAATGGGAATATATGTATCAGCCTGGGTTTGACCCCTGAAAGCAGCTTTGACAAAAACTACAAGAAGGTCAGGAATTGAAGAAAGCGTAACAGTGTTTGAATTTACCTGAACGGTACCATTTGTACCAAATGCGGCAGTGGCAGTGCTATTATAACGAGGGAACTCTACATATGGAACACTTGAAACAAGAGGTAGTGTAATTTCAGGAGGAGGTGTCAAAAATGTACACAAAAGTCGTGGTGGGCTTACCCATGGTCCAGTCTGGTTTCCAGCGTTGTCAGCAGGTGGTTGAAGTCTTAGATTGCCATACAATGCATTAATACCTGATTGACGAGTCATGTAACCGTATGAACCATTTGCGTTGTTTAACTTATCCATGTAAAGACGTCCTGTAGGGCGAGGTGCAGTTGCAGATGTACCTGTATCATATCCAGTAACTGGACCAGGTTGAGTAAGAGTCATATTGACTGTCATGTTTGTAATACCGTACAATCCAACCTCAGACATCTGCTTTGAATCCTGCCACAAAAAGGGACTTAAGCACAATGGTTCAGTGGATTGGAACCTGAACATGAATGGTGTCACCTTAGTACATTCTGTGGGTAAAATAGCCCAAGTTGTTTGAGGAACACCAGAAATAGTTAATGATGGTGTTGGCATAACCTGACCAATCAAATTAGACCACATGGGAATGAAAACAGGTCTAAAATTAAAAACTGGAACAATAATTCCATTGTATTCATACGCATCAAACTGCTGAAATGGTAATCCAGTTTTTGGATGAACAAATGTAATAGGGTAAGCACCGTTAGGAATATCACTATCCTTAGCCTCTTGGTAAGGCTGAACAGCACCATTTGAAGCACGAGCATCGTCACAAGTCCAAGCATACACATCATATTTACTTGGGCATGTGCGCTGCATGAGAGATGCACGTGTCTGTGAAAGAAGAAGTTGTTCTCGTAAGACATCACCCGTTACGCTAACTGAACAGTCATTAATTGTTGCAGTCATGGATGTGGCAAGTGACTGCACTGGAAACATACCTAGTGACAAATCAGTTGGGTTACCAATGGTTTGATACCAGTTCAAGTATGTAGGATCACCAATAATACTCAAGTTAAATCCTCGCAAACTCTGATAAAAACTTCCAGATGTAGTATTAAAAGTCATACTTGTCCCAACAAATCCACTTTGAACAGTTATGACTTGCCATTGAAGTTGTGCTGCATCCGCAATTGTTGCGCTGTTAATTGACAAAACAGCGTTACCTTTCCAAGTTGCACCTTGTGTAGTTGATTGTAAAGAATCCAAAAAAAGTGTGCACCTCCATTCACCAAAAAATTCTTGGTTTGCAGGGTTTACAAGATTACAAATGATGCTGTAAAATCCGTTTGATGAAGTAACTCCAGTAATGTTTCCGAAAATGTCAACAACGACCTGGAATGATCCAGACACTTGACCTCCCTTAAATTTTGCGAACGGGTTTGTAAATGCATTTAATGCTACAGCAGCTGTAGGAGTATTGTCTGCTCCCAAAGGGAAACTTGTACCAGCAGCTTGTTGATAGTTACTTCCAATGTCAGCTTCTGCACTCAATTGAGATTGTGATAAATTTTCAGTCAAACCAGGCCAAGAATTTGCTGGAAGGACACACGCTGTATTTCCCTGAGAATTCCATGAGGATCCGTTACTTGGAAATGTAGCAACAACAGGAGTGTCTTGCACTGCATACTGTTGAGTAGCCGTGTATGGAGGTTCAATGTAACGTCCAGCAGGAATTGTAAAATTTGGTGTTTGTGTCTGAGTTTGAGCATAGGCTGAAACCTGCTGAGTTGGAACAGCTTCACCATAACAATATGCAGAAGCATTCAACTCAATTTTACGATCGGTAAATACATTTAATGATGGAACTAATACCTGAAATGACACCTGACTTGCATTTGCAGCGTTTGCTTGAAATGAAGATGTGCTTACTGAAAGAGCACCCTTCTGAACTGCGTATTTCGGTGGGTCTTGGATGATACGTGAATCGTAGACTGCGATCTTCTCGATTTCAGCCATTGTATTATGATATAGGTCTAAATACAAATTTTATGTTAACGCTTCCGTAATTACTTAAAATTAAAGGAACAAGCTTTTGAGTGATTCTGTGGCGATAATACAGTGAGTATTCAAGTTGTTTAAATAGCCGAGTGTCTAATAACGAAACGAACTTATAGTTGTCCTCTTCGTAGTGAATAACTGAACGAGAATTATACGGAGCGGTTGATTGCAAGAAAATTTCCCCAATAATTTTTTCCGTTAACGAAATTGTTTGAGCTTGATTTGCAAATGTTGAAGAATCTGAATCGACTAGGTAATAAGCTGGCGAAGAAAGTTCATCGACCACGGGAATATTTTCACTTACCACAACAATACTTTGCACGGGTGACATACACGAAGACAAAGACTCCGACGATTGAGAAATTTCATAAAAACCTGTACCCACTCGTGGATCTACAGTCGCATCAGAATTATCCCAAATCCAATACTCAATTTGCGGAAAGGTTACACCAGTGCGTAACTCCGCTAACGTGTCTGAATACGCTATGCAATATGACGGGAAGTTGTCAAGTAAAAATTTAAACGATGAATTTGATTCAAGTGTTAACCATTCGTCTGCATTTTGAGGGCCTTGGTGACCCCATGATCTACGTTTATAATTGAAGAGAGCAACTTCGGACTGTGTAAAATTTTGTTGAAGCACATTGACAGTTCCAAAACCATTACCATCAAATCGACAATGTGTAAGAAGTTCCAACTGTTGATAGTAAAATGAAGGTGCAATTGTCTTAAAATAAGGTGGTGGAATTACTTGAGTCACCGGTTCAATTCCTGGATATTCGGCATTGTTAAAATCAACATACAAAGAAATTGGTCGATAAGTTGTCCCTGGAACGCCATTTTCAACAGTTGCTGTCATATGCCTTGAACTATTGAGATAGGCATACGTTTGTTTAATGCATAACGCATAAGGTGTGGGATCTCCTGTTTGATACGGTACGTAACCTAAAAATTTCCAAGAAGGTGTAGATGTAGGAGTTGTTGGTAAAGGCTGGTTTAAACTTGGTTTGATTGATATAAAGACAAACGAAGATGATGTTGATCCAGAAACGACTAAAGCGCTAACTCCATAAGGTGTCGTACTATTCCAAAGAAAGGTTGACGCTGGTTGCTCAAATAATTGCTTATATAACGACCAAGCAGTAATAAGTTGTCCGTTTAAACTAATGGCCTCCAAATTAAGTATTTCGTAATTTTGATCATTAATACAGTTTTCAAGACCTTTATTTACACAATCAGAAAAGAATTTATTTAGCTCATACACATTGTAATAAGTTGAACTAGAATCCACGCCAAAATCTTGTTGTACTAACGGAAAACTTGGTTCAGTCGCAGTAGTATCTTGTGGAACCCATTCTAAATTACGATAAGCTGAGAAATCCCAATTTACAGTGTAAGCACGTGACCATGTTTGAGAAGGTATTGTTGCAGTGGGTGGGTATGTAGGTGTACCAGATATAAATGTATCAGTGGGTGAGTACCCTAAACTTCGTATAAAATTGTACCGTTTTAATGATGTTAAAACATCTGGGTTAGGATTTGTTGTAGTTAACAGTTCATCAATAGAGGTATCCATTGAATAAAAGTTTGGAGCAAGTTTCATAGTAAATAAACATCCTGCCAGCGAAATATTTGAAAAGGGTAATACTTTTCCAATAGGTAAAAGCTCAAAAATATTATTAACGTTTAATCCTTCCCTATATACGATGTAATAGTAACCATTATAAATATCGCGCTGACCTACTAATCCTTGAGTAACTGTGATTTCGACAGGACTCAGTAAAGGTTTCAGATCACCACCAACTGTTTTATAACCTCTGAAAAATCCACTATTTTCATACACAGTTGGACTTAAAGCAGTGCTAAATTCTAAACGTAATGTTCCAAGAGAATTTTGACCAGTGCCTTCAAATTGAATAGGTCGAAACTCCATTTCATCTGTCAATAATTCTATATGCCCTCCATTTGTTACAGTCTCGTTAATAATGTAACCAGTACCAAACTGTCGAATATTGGTAAGGTAAACAATCGCTGGTGAAGGTTGAGGGTTTGTAAATGAACAGTTACAAGAGATTGTATCTCCAGAAATATCTTCAATTTTTAATGACAAACCTTGTAAACGAGGATCAATACCAACTCCTTGAACAATAATGTATTGACCTATTGTGTAAAATCCACCAGTTCCGGTATCCATAGAAAAAATAATCTGATCTTGAGCGGGAGCTGTATTAATAGCAAAAGGAAGACGTGTTTCATTTACATCAAATGGATATTCCAAAACCACAGCTGAATGTGTACCTGTAATGAGTGATGCGGATTGATTATCAATATTTACAACATCTGTCACTGTACCAAATAAAGAGGGTACGCCTACATCTTGATCTAACAGATCAGTTATTCCAAATAAACGGCATTGATCACCAACGTTAAAATTAGATGAGGATGAAACTTCAACCACTAATTGTCCAAGAAGAGGGCCGGAAGTAATATAAGACGTACTCAATATTTTTTGCTTTACAGATGGTATAATACAGGGTGTTAAACTTGTTTCGTAAAAAAAGTTTGACGGATTACCAGGAATACGATCCATCCAATAATCAAATAAAACTGATAATGTAGTGTGAGTTACCGAAGTAGGAATTAGTTGCAAAGGGTATGTTTTGTTGAAAGAGTCAATCATATTCAATGCAGCTCCTGGTTCATTTAAAAACGTAGATTCGCTAAAATACGAAGAGTTTAAATCATCATCACCATTCGTAGCAATTAAAGTATCTAAAGAACTACCATCCGGAGGTAGCTTTAACATACTATTTCGCCATGTAGCTGATAGTCCAATTTCGTAAATCAGACGGTTAATGTGAGAGCCTAGTTGAACTTGAGGTTGGAAAATTGGAAGTGCTTTCGTTTGTATATCTATCGATTTAACTGCTATTTCAGCACGATTTGTACGTCCAACAATAGGTAATACACGCGTTTGATTGAAGTTAGATTGTATTCCATGAGCATTTGTATGATCTTCACGTTGAATGTTTATCATGTTCGTGTTCATATACACTATATCCTTTGTTGCTGTAATGCCTGTGCTGATCTGGCCAGCCGTCGACTGACCTCCCATGACGCTGTTATCGAATGTCCTCTTCATTTGTGAAGAATGCGGTAAGTCAAAAGTGTGACAAACTCGTCAGGTTTAATCCCACTTCGTTCAATTAATGCAATATAGTCTTGAATTGATAAATGGTCATGCAAAATTCGACTAGCAATATGACGACCACACGTATTGCGAGAGTCTTCTTGTAACTTGATGTTATTATACACCAATTCACCAGGAAAACCTTTAACTAAGTTGTGAATATTAGGCATAGTTTGATCTAACGCTTGTTGACGGTCTTTGCTTAGCCATTTGCGATTACCATCTACCTTCACTCCAAATGAATCAAACACTTCTAATTGCTTACCCCCTTCTCTCTTTAATATACACTGCCAATGCCCTGTGTTCTCGTCTTCCGTTAAAAATAGAATGATCACATACGGTTGCTCTTTAAACAACGTGTCAAGCGTTTCTTTTTCAAGGTCAGGGTATGTAATAATGCGAACGGGGCCTAAAATTTTATGAAGGTCGTCGTTAGAAAGAGAGTACATTTCAAGCTTCTTTAGAAAGGGAGACGACATTTCAACACAACCTTATTTTGATTTATATCACCTTAAAGTTAAACACTTTTAGGAAAATCCCTTTCCGCGTGAATAGAAAAATGTTCAGATGGAAAAAGAAAAAGGTATTCACTATCCGGATTAGCCGGTAGTTTTAACTTCCAACCATCCATCTTATGCAAGTCTTGATATTTTGCCAAACCCGCAGCCAACTCTTTATCTATAACGCCCACTGTTTTGTATGAAGGGTCGTCACCCCTCAAAAACTCTTTAAAATTAGAAATCTTTTCATCAAAAAGTTTAATAAGCCTATCGTCTGGTAGTAACTGTAATGCTTCACGAAATTTTACGGTGCCACTGTGAGTACGTAAGTTAAACACCTTTAAGGGGTTTGTAGCTTTTAACCACATTTTCTTTCCACTGTGATCAGTCTGTGCATCAAAAGGGTATGTCCAAATAAATTGACCTTCCTTGAAAAGGTTTAAAAAATCTTTAAATTGAAGCTTTGATCCATGTTTAAAAATTGTACCCTTTTCGATTTCAAGAACATCAGGTCCTAAATCTTCAGGTTCACCACGCTTACGTTTACCGGTTCCATACAAATGAGGAAATGCAGTTGCAGTTGCAGTAGCAGGTAAAAACTCCCCACCCATATCTGCCTTTAGCTTTGCAATAGCGCGATTAATTAAACTAGGAACAGCAACGTTTAAATGCAAAGGTTTTTCAACCGTTATGTATTTGTTATCAACCATTTCGCTTTGCGGTATAGGCATTTTTGCTAAATAATAAAGCATCATAATTGACCATGACATACACAGAGGGTCAAATTTTTGAAGTTCAATTGCATTCATGCGCCAAACTTCAACTTTTTGACCGAGGCGGTTGTACGGATCAAAGACATCATCAAAATAATACTCAAAGGCTTTTGCAACTTCATCAGAATGAAATTTGTAGGTTTCCAAGATGTAAAAGGTAGGTGCTCGATTACCGTAATGAGGGTGATTGATAATTTCAGGTACAAGTAAATAGGCGTTTCCATGTGAATCTACAGACCCATCGCCAGTATACATAGAGATGGTTCCAAGAATTGCTCTGCCTTGTTTCAAAATATCAATCATGCCATTCTTATCAACAGTAAAATCAAACACTTCATACACAGCCTTTCTTATATCTCCGTCAACAGGTTCACCCACAACCGTAAAGTCAGTTCCTCTTGCTCGTTCTTGAGCAGTCATAAAAGGTGTCTCACGACTTTGAAAAGCTCTAGGGGCTAATGCGTATTCGCTCGTTTCGCCAACTTTTGTCTGAAGCCAAACTCGCAAACCAAAGTCGTGAACGGATGGATCTATCATTCCATCTGCAATTTTACACAAACGAGGTTGTTGGTATCGAAGTTGTAGCCTAGAAACATCGCCATAGTTTTGTTTTGCTATTTGTTCAATTGAAGAGCTTAAACGGTCCATTAAAAATTAAAAAATGTAGTGAAATAAAAATCGAAGTGTAGTCGAACTCGAAAAATCGAAGTGTTCTATAAATAGAATATAAACCAACGAATATATATATCCGTTGATAAATGTATATTTGTTAAATCGGTCAATCTCTTTATAAGACACTTCGATTTTTTGAGATGGGGTTCACTTCGATTTTTTTACACAAAAATTTGTAAAGACACAATAAGCACTAATAAGTAAGCTTTTAACAAATGTAGACACTACTCTATTAATTTAAAACAGAATATGTCATAAATTGTGTTTTCGGTTTCAAAGACATGCATCCGTTCCCAGATCGCCTTGCCTTCTGTAACACTTAAAGGTAGGATGGGTATAGCTATTGTGTGGCCCTGTATAGCTGAGGAACTGTGCTTGTGATCGTAACGAATGTCTTCTTCGAGGTCCTTGCAGGCTAACTCGAGGGTGCTGTAGAGACCGTGGTGTCGGAGAAAAGACCCTCTTTCTACCCATTCAGTCTTGTCGTAAATATACAGCTTAAAAAAGTAGGTCATTTTATTACGTGTACACACTAAAATTTATAGTAATATACTATCAGCACACAATGGAAAATAAAACTACCGTCAGCTTACCACAAACCGAAAAAGAATGGTTGGATGCAATTGAATTTAAGCAACCTCAAGAACACGATACTGTGGGTTTAGTTAATATGAAATTAGGATACGGATCCTCTTTTCAGTTAATTGGTGAAGGAGATGAGCCTGTCATGGCCCGTCCCATCCTCACGCCGTTTGAATGTCTTACTGTTGAAGACTTCATGTCTAACAAAGGACGCGGACAATTGTCACTACCAGTCACGCTGAACCAGAAGTTGTGGAAAAGCTTGAACGCTTTGGACCGTGTCTTTGACCAGTTTATGTTGAACAACTCCAAGAAGCTTTTCTCTAAGCAAGACGCTGAATTTCTAAAGAAGGACCCATCAAGCATTTTGCTCAAGCACCCCAAACCGCTCGCCCGCTACACGGCTGACAACTCTCCTGACTTCAGCAGCATTGTACGTTTCCGCGTGACAGGTCGAAGTCAGGAAGTCACATCTATCATCTGCTCGAACGGACGAGTGGACAAGGTCACTTTCAGTGAGATGACCGGTGTTCTACCACCTAACGCAACTCGCTTTGCAATGCTTAACGGTAAAGTGTTGAACGGACGGCAGTGCATCTCTACGACCATTCGCCGTGACAAGGATTTTGGCAAGGGTCAACCGAAGACTCGTGTCATTGGGCCTGGAGACTTTAAGGGTGGAATGATCCACTCTGCGCGCTTCAATATCTCTCACTGGTCTTTAGTGAATGGCAGCGCATCGATTATCCTACGCATGACTGACGTTGTCTTTGAAAACATTACAAAGGCAGTTGAAGTTCCTAAGGGATTTATCATTCAAAACGAAGAAGATTTAGACGATGAAGATGACTCTACAGCTGAACCTGAAGACAAGAAGCTTTCAAAGCGTTCCTTGGACGACGCGTTCAGTCCTGAGTCTAAGCGCCTCTCCGTGGATGTTTAGGTTTCCACGTCTGAAGTTTGTGTTACCGTTGTACGATCATCTTCCTCAAACTCTGTGTCCTCATCATCTTGGTTCTCTTGGTTGTGTTGACGATGTTGAACTTGATGTAACGGTTGACCAACTGCCGTTTCAACTTCTTCAGTGTTGAAGTGACATCCATGGCTGTAAGTGTGTCCATTGGTTTTTCGTGTAATACAGGAGTGGCATGTTAGAGAGGCTTGAGCTTGTTCTTGTAACTGTTTCATTCGCTGAGCCATTAATTCAGCTGGAGAAGGGACGTAGACGGGTGGAGGGGCTTGAGGCAGTGGCATTGCAAAGGGATGGAAAGCGGGTGGTGGTGGAGCTTCAACGGTGATCAACTGCAAACGATCTTCAGTCCACGTTCCAGGAATAGGAGCTTCGTTGCTAAAAAATACAATATGTGGGGTGTTAAATCGCTTAAACTTGCTTTGAAACTTGGGTGAAAACAGTCCACCGTTCTTCATCCTTTCAGCACACGTGAACGCCTCTGTGTAACTAATAAGGGGCGTTGCTCTAGGAATATCAAAGATGACAATCCGTTGACCAGTGTAACCATAGGCAATATCAACCTCTCGTCCTTGAAGTTCAACCGCATCCATCTCACATTGTAAATACTTTGCTAACCGTGACTTTCCTGAATGTCCAGCCTTATCATAGACCCAATAAATATGACGAGGATGCGGTGGCTTTTGTAATGCTTCTATCATAACCTGTTGAAATGGGTTAGGTTTAAACGCCTGATCCTTAGGTAGTTCCTCTATAATGTCGGCTAACCGCTGAATACCCGCATGGTAACGTACAAACTGTGCTGAAAATTCCTCTGCAACTCGCTTGACGCCTCGCTGTGGCCCCTCCGCCTTCAGGATTTCGCGAATGTCATCGAAGTCGGTCCGGTGTCCTTGACCGCGAACGCTGATCTCGCCTTTGTGCCATAAAAGACCGCAATGAAGATCGCCCTTGATAAGCTTGAATGGATCCGTCACTTCGCGAATGTGCTGGTTGCGCGACTTAACGTCAACTGGAGTAAAGACTGCTTCTGGGAGCCATTTCTGAAGAGGAAAATGTCGAAGTTGATTTTTTCCTTCTACGTAGCCGTGAAACTCAATGCGCCTAGGCTCTTCGTCGTTAGCCGGTTGTACGTTTGCAAACTGCGCTTGTCCTCTAGCAAAGTTAACGCCAAGTAATTCAGGGAATTCTGGGGGTCTGTAGTCTCCGAATTGCGTGACTTCATCAAAGCTGTAGGGGTCTAATGGTATGACGAACCGCCAACCGCGAGAAGCCTTCAAGTTTTTTCCCATTACATAAACTCTTTTAAATTATTTTTGTATACACACACCTATTATGGATCAACAACCTCGAGGTTCGCTACTTCAAATGGCTCGAATGATTCAAAAACCTGCGCCGATTTCCTCTCGGCCTTTTAAACGAAACGCATTTATGGACAGCCCTGTGTCATCTGACGAGGAAGACTCTGCTCCCTCTGTTGACACGGCTCCTACTCTACATACTCTGACAAGTGCTGTCTCTGTATTAGCTCAATCGATTGAGCGGGAGGCAGCGTTAAGGGGACGAACGAGTCGGCCTCCTGTGGACGAAGAATATCGGGAACGCCCGCGCTACGTTCAACCCCGTCCTCCGGCTGGAATGGACTCAGAACTTTATCAAACTGTCTATGAATCTGGCTTTCAGGCTGGACTCGCTCAACGTGAGCCTCCACCACCGTGTAAGAATTGCATTAACCGTAGAGAGAAGAACCGTCTAGCTGCTCAAGAAGCTCGAAAACGAGCAAAACTTCAGCAAAACGGAAATTACGAAGAAAACGACGAATAATTTAGTTTTACAATGTCTCATGAAAAGGAATTTATTAGTTATGACGACGATGAGGATTTTTCTTCGATTGAACCTAAAAACGACGAAAAAATCGTAGAAACGGTTGAAAGTTTACGGGTGTGGGTTTCGTCAATCGACGATAATGTCGTAGACTGTGTCCACGAAATTAAGAACCTTAAAGACGCTGTCGATCAGAACGAGAAGACTCTACAAACTATTTTGGGTGGTCTAAAGGTCCTTACCTCGGAGATTAAGACGAAGGATCGCATTAAGCGAATGACGGAGTGTAATCGCGAACTTGGTCTTGCGTTATCGGCAAAACTCTACCGATCAGAGGCCAAACGATTGAAAATCTCGATGCCTGTTGTCAATACCTTTCATCCAAGTGTACTTCCATTTATATTCTCGGACTCGGAGGACACGGATGATGAGGAAGACTCTAAAAACGAAGAAAACAGAAAAACGTAACTTTTTGACAGTTACCCTGTTGACAGTTGGTTGGCGGGCAAATATGGCAGTTGACAGTTAGCCTGCTGGCAGTTAAACCGTTGACAGTTACCCTGTTGACAGTTGGGTGGTTGACAGTTAGCCTGTTGGCAGTTGACGGTTGGACCGTTGACTGTTGGACCGTTTGGCAGTTGGACTTCCGCGGTAAAAGTAGGTAGAACAATGTACAACACTAAATAATCATTTACTTGGGTGAGTTAAACACTTTTGGAAGTAGAACATCGTCAAGCATGTCCTTGGAGAATGAACAGACAAAGTTCTCTCTGCAGTCGTCACAGAAGTTGCCACAGATCCAACGAGGACCCTTAGTCTTCTTAGGTGCGCCAGGTGCCTCGCGTGGCTCTTCAAGAAGACGCTTGGGTGTCTTGGGGCGTGGTGGGATGTAGTCGCCTTCCTTGAACGTCTCAGACGCGACGCCGATCCAGCCTCCCTCTTCAGGGAAGATTCTGTCGGTCTTGTCGGAGTCGTAGTCTTCGTCTTTCGGCTTCTGTGTAGGCTCCTCTGTAGGCGCCACTGTAGGCTTCTCCTCGTCGTCAGAGTCCTCGACGACAAGGGTGCTTCGGCGCATGGGCCCTTTGCCACCGGTGCGTCGAACGAGTGGAGATGGAGTGGGCTTAACGTCCTTCTTTGCTTCACTCTTCTGCTTGTGAGCATCAACAAGCTTGGTAATACCATCGCTGCCAAGCGTGATGAGGTCCAATGGTCGAGTGCCCTTGGGTAGCACACCTCCAGGGATCAATGGCCAGACTTCAGCCTTGGTTGTGCTGGTTTCGCTGGTCTTCTGGATCTGTTTCTTCACAACGTCAAACAGCTTTGTCTCGTCGTCGGAAAACTCCTCGATGTCGTCGAGCTTCTCCAACTCAGTAGCAGGAGACCAGTTGTGGTACTTGCGCATGAATTCACGATACGTGAGTAGCTTGCGTTGAATGCGTGGAGGTGACTGGAGGGGAATGTCCTCAATGAATTCCTCTTTGGGGCGCGAAGGCATCTGAGAACGATCGATCGAGGGTGCACGCGTCTTGGTGACTGGCCACTGCCTCGGTGCTGGTTCCATCAAATCAAGGTTCGCAGGCTTGTAGCGGTCTACGGAGAGTTTGACCTCGGCGAGACGCTTCTCGTAGCTGTCGATCTCCATCTTTGCGTTTGTTGCTTGAGTGAGCAAATGTGATCGCTTAAATTGTAACTCACGAATTACACCTTCGATCGTCAATTTCTCAGCTAGAGCACGATTGTATTGAACAGACATTGTTGTGGTTTTAATTTGGAAGCTTGAAATTTTTTTTTGAGTTTTTGATTTTTTGTGGGTTTGAGTTCTTCTGAGTTCTGGGTCGGTTCTGGTCAAAAAATCAAAAAATCGCAAAACTTTTTTTCGCGTCCTGCAAATTTACCCACACCTTTAAATCATTAATTCACGATAGTCTGTGAAGTTTGAGCGTCGATTTCGAAGTTTTAAATGCACTGGATTTTTTACAAGATTAACGAAGAGCAAGACCGCGACAAGAAAGCGTTCGAGATTCAGCGCGACGGCCGCGGCACCTCGTGGGAGATCAACAAACACGAGAAACTACGCTCTAAAGAGCTTGCCATTATTGGTCAATTCAAGACGGAGATGATGTACTACGAGCCGGTTCAGCATCACATGCTTCTTGGAAAAGAATACCGTAACCTTCTCTCTGAGCTTCAAGGTCTTTTCAACACATACAAAGACGTCGCTCTCGAAGCGGATCGCGCTCCCATTCACCTACATGATCGTTTGATGCATAAGAGCGACTCATTTAAGATGTTTCTGAACGAGTTTAAGGGTCGCGTGAGTGACTTTTCGTATTGTCCTCATTGCATGCATTCAGAGAAGGTGTGCAGAGACAACGACAAGCGTCAATGCCAGAACATCATCGACCACTTTCGTGAGTTTTCTGAGTACATGTACAGCCTCCACGATGTCGACGCGACCATGATGGACACGTGCAAAGGCTGTCAGTACATGAGCATCGACGACAAGCATCACCTTAGCACCGGAGGCTGTCTAGTTGGCAAAGTTGACAAGCCTAAAATCAAGTCACCCCTCGAGCTCATGGTCGAAGCTGACAAAGCGGAGAAAAGGGAGAAGCCAAAGGTGCTTCAAGTCATTGGAATCAGGAACACTCCAGCGACGACGAACTCTGAAGCCGTCTTTCCTATGCGCCTACCTAAGAAGAAGGCTGAATGGATCTGCGCACACTGCAATCGCGGTCCAGGTAACGGCAAGCATGGCGCTGATCACCGCATCTGTGTCTTTGAAGGTTTTGATTGCGATCCAGTTGCATGGGAGAAGGCTAGCGGTGTAACGAAAGATGAGTAGACGTTGAACAAATATTTTTACAACTAACGGTCAAACTGCCAACCGCCTAACTGCCAACTGCCTAACTGCCAACTGCCTAAGTGCCAACTGTTAACAGGTTAACTGTCAACAAGTTAACTGCCTAACTGCCAACTGTTAACGAGTTAACTGTAAACTGCCAACTGTCAACAGGTTAACTTCCAACTGTCAACAGGTTAACTGCCAACTGTCAACAGGTTAACTGTTAACTGTTTACTTGTCCAAAATGTGATCTGGGTCAACTGCCATGTCTCCACTACCTGACATGCATCCACCTGTTAAAGCTGGGCCAGTTTGAAACTTATCTGGAAGTGTGGCGTTAAAAACGTTACAACTACCTCCAGTCATGGAAGATCCAGTCTTTTTAGATCGCTTACTTGGAAGAACACCCTTGTATCCACCTTTTTCCAAATACTGAATAGCAGTCTTTCCTTGTTCGTGACGTTTCTTGCTTACAATTCGACCATGTTGGTTGCGAATTAGGTCGTCCTTTGTGAGGCGTCCAGTGGTGTGGGTTGCATTGCCACGATATACTTGAATACGAGAGCCAATGATCTTGCCGGATCGAGATGGCTTCTTGGACTTTTTCGCCCTAAGAGCCTTAAGAGTCTTGCCTAATTTTCCTCCTGTAATTGATACACCTGTGTCCATTCTAGTCTACTTAAAAGCACACGAAATTACGGTAATCTGACGTAAAAATAATGATTACAAATCGCGAGCGACCAATCGAGGAAGTTCAGGATGCGTTATTGGACGTTCTGGGTCGGGATGAGAGTGGTCGAAGTCTTCGTAGACGAACTGTGAATGACGCTGTTCTTCCCACTGTAGATACAAAGCTAAAAGATGTACTAGTAGATGATGAATCAGGACGAAAAGAAAGGCTTGTTCAAACATTAGACGGTAACCCAGAAAAGGGGACTGTCGTAATTGCAGTGCGTGGAACTGATGATGCTACCGATTTGTGGACAGACTTAAATATTTTTACAAACTCGAAAACTAATGTATTAAAAACAACACCTTTATATAAAGATATAAAAGAAAGAATAGAAGAAACGCTTCGAACGTATTTTTCACCAACTGTTTCAACGTCAAACCGCTCTTACAAGAAATACTGGGACGTGTTTGCAACAGGGCATTCACTTGGTGGGGCGATTACCGACCAATTAATTCTTGATGGTGTGGTGAAAGGAGGTCTTTCTTTCTCTGCACCTCGAACTGTAAGCTCAAAATTTAGTCAACCATCCTATGGCATTATCAACGCGCGTGATGGAGTTGTAGGTCGTGCGTTTGGGCAATGGGATCAACCGTACGATCTTGTTGTGCCTGGAGTTTCCTACTTAGAAGCAAACACAATAACACAGCATAATATGTCCCCATTTTTAGACCCTGAAAACACAGCCGTTCGTGTCGATGACTACCCACGTTATAACGATCAAGTATTTAAACCATCTATTTTTGGCAGTGGAAGAGCTCCAGAGCTTCATACTATGTACAAAGCTGCAAAGAACGCTTACGATAATGGTGCAGATACATACAGACAAAACATGGATGACTTTATTAGTCAAGGTCTTTTGTTACCTGACCTAACTTTGTATCGCAATTTAAGTTTAACCATAACGCCCGTTAGAAGAGCTATTGTTCATTTTTATGTGTATTCAACGCCTAAATATAGCTATTTAGAAATGCCTATTCGCCCTCAGATTGAGGGTGCGCTGCGACGAGTTGCTAAAGGTCGTGAGCTTGACGACGCTAAGCTAGCAATGCTAATGAACAACTTTTAAGCTGACTTGAGCTTATCAGCAATAAATACCTTAATAAGCGGAACAGCATACTTAACTACATCCCGTATGCAAAGATAGACAAGTACCAATAGTGAATATTTGATTGTTTGAATAGTGCCTGCCAAATCCTGCGACTCTTGAAGACTGCCAGTCATATTAGGTAGACCTAAGTAAGCTTCGTCCATAATGACCACTCCTTTTAGCTTAAACCCTTATTTTGACGAAGACTTTATAAATTTTGAATATAACGAATTTGAAGCACTTTCTTTTATTGACGAAGAAATGGAACGTGAAATGGATGAGTTAAATTTAGTGGAGGCAATTTTGCTTCCGTATCGGGAGAGGAGCGAATCCGCGTCGCCGGAGCAAGTTCAAACTCCAAACTGTACACCATGCACTCCTATTGAACACGAAGAAGAGATTACTGAAGACGATGACATGGTGGACCTCGCTATGTTTACGGATGTGTGCTTAAACTCTGTTCTCCGACCTATCCCAGAGTACTTTCAGGACTCGCAGAGGAATAAGGGCGAAGGGTCATATCCCGCTCAGCGTCAGTAGACGCAAATTGCTGCTTACTGGGTTGCGGATAAAGGGAAGACAATGCGTTAGGACCAAAGATGAGGCGATCATAACCGGCTTGACGATTGCGATCTAGTTTTAGTGAATATACCTTTTGATTCTCGAGAAGTTCTTTTTGTCGAACTGCCTCTGTAAGCCTACGTTCTGTCAACGAATGAACCCCTGATTTTGTCCAGTTGCTTTGAAGAGTGACATGACCTGGTGTTAGTGAATAGGGATAGCTCATTTCTTAAAATTGATGACGAGTAGCTGAAATGGACTCAAATCAATATATCAGTGGTGGAATTGGTGCTTCTATAATAGTTGCTTTACTAGTTTTGAAACAAGTGTACAACACAATAAACCATCATCGCATTAGATCAAACTGCTGTGGTACTAAGCTTGAAGCTTCTGTAGATATAGACGAAACAACACCTAAAGATGGAGACAAATCTCAACGAGTCATTCAAGAATTGCCTACGGTAGTCCAATCAAACATTAAGGGTGAACGATGAACGGCTTCGGTGCGTGTTATTTCTTGAGGATATAAGCTTGCAAGGAGAACGCTTTCCTCGATAAGTTTTGCGTCCATAGCGGGTTGAAAGCAGAATTTTCCGTTGGTCCACCAACATTTCCAGCCTTTCGTGCTCAACGTAAAACGGATTTTGTTTTGAACGTAGGGTGAGAGGTTGCCTGTGAGTGCAACACAAAAGTATTGGTCCCATGACATGGAGACGTTTGGTAGTCCACAGGCAGTGAAGGAAACCTCAAAATGGCCCGGGCTATCGAGAAAAACAGACGTTCCGCAAGTGATGTAGGCAGCATGGACGGCGATTCGAGAATTTATACAAAAACGACCAACGAGTTCTTTAGATTTAGATTGAAGTAGAGGTGCAAAAAAATTTTCGGTTGTTAACAAATCTAGAAAGTCGTTATACACTGTGTTTTGAAGGTGTTCAGTAGTCCGAATTTCATTAAGTATGTCTTCGTTGGCTGAATTCATAAGCTGTCGGACCGCGTCAGCTGATTCCATCGTTTTTAAAATTTATGTACTGTTTATCTTTTCCACGCAAGCTGGAACAAACTCGTCTTTGTAAAAGCTATGGACGCCTTCCATTAGCCTATTTGCGTAGTCCTCGACATAAGGAACATAAGTAACGTAGAGGGCATGTGGTTGCCATACGACAAACCACCCTCCTTTCATAGTAGATCCACCGCGAACGAGGTCGTGATTGCGAATGATCCACATAGAGCCTTGCATTTGATCAAGATACATAGCAGGAATGTTGTAAAGATCTTTTGAATATGGATGACCTAGCTTCTCTCTGTGATAAGCAGGAGCTTTGTATTCAATAAGCTCAACGTGTTCAACTCCATTCTCCCAGCGTCTCAAAATGCCATCCGGTGAACACGCTGTCCAAGGTTTAGATGGATGTTTAAGCAAACCGGGATGTTGGATAGACAGCATACCAGGTGAGCGCTCGTGTAACATACTTACGAATGCTTCTTCAGCGTGTTGTTCATGTTCAATACCCCACTTTATGTACTGTTGAGGAATCTTTACATCTTGGGGGTTAATTTTGTGACGAAGTAAGGCGGGTCGTGACATGTAACGGTTGTGGCCTACAGATGCACCAAACTGGCTCGCTGTAACGCTGAAAGCACGAGCTTTATGCCACTCTTCAGAGCGTTGTTCGCATTCTTGTTCTTTTAAGCATTGTTCTGGTGTTCGGTCGACAAAAACGCGCTCAAACGTTTCAGACGTTATCGGTTGGATTTGCTTTAAAAATTTTAATTGCGCCGGATCATCCCAAGGCATCTTAAAATTTACTGCTTCGCTACTATTATCATCATCAGAACACAGCTCATTGTGTTCAAAACAGCTGTGACTTTCAGGGGTTGAAAAGAGTTCAGTTTTAAAGGGCTTAATTAATAACGCAGGCTCTAAAGTTTCACACAGTATACCTAGGTCATTCAACTTTAAAATACGTCTGCATTTAGTTGGCTTAGTCCGAGGCATGTTCCCAGTTTTTGTTTGTTTTGTAGTTCTTATCGCAAAAGTTCTTTTCTTGTTTTTGGCGTGGACAGTGTCATACACTCTCTTAGAAGTTCAACAAGTTTACAAAGTACAGCTTGATTCAAATGCCGAGTTCAATGGACACGAAACGATGGCTTGCACTACAGGATATTCGCCATGTTGTGGGTAGTGACTTGCAGAAATGGCCATTAGAGCTAGAAGATAGCCCTTCCTACTTCCAAGGAAAGCAGTTTTTTGATTGGCTTGTTTTCATGACTACGTTTTGCGAGCCGCACAACTTGACGAACTACCCTTTGTCGTATAGAGGGGCTGTTCAACTAAATCCGTTTATTATGATTAACAAAAAGAAATGGGAGTACTTAGTGCAGTTCAACTTAGTTTAAAATGTTGTTGTTGTACTAATTCGTCAAACGCTTTCGCAATTAATGCCTCTACTTCCTCTTTATTCTTTGTTTCTTCTGCGACACGTCTATGTAAGTCTTTTATAATAAGCATGTAACCCTCGTGATCCTCTGCATTTAATGGCTGACTCAGCTTGTGACCAACGTGGAGTATTTTACGAATCAGCTGACTCTCATAATACGCGTATTCCATTTGCTCTAAACAAAGCTCGTAGACAATAACCCAATCTTTTCCAAACATTTTAAACCCAGGTGTTTTTGTAAAGTGTTTATTAATTTTTTTTGTCATGTTTACTTGCGTTTAGAAGATTTTCGCTTACCGTGGGACTTCTTTTTTCGGTAAACAACATACTTTCCAAGTCCAACCATTTTCGCAGCATCGCTTGCTTGTACAGCCATATCAGCTATCTTTCCAATTCCAGGAACACCTGACAATGCCTTCGCAACCTCAGGGAGGGCATTACGAACTGCACCCTCGCGGTGAAATTGCTGTCTTAGCAACGAATTGGGGTTAACGAATTCATTCGTAAGTTTTGCTCCAAGGTCATTAAACCAGTTACCACCCCTACGTTTATGGGATTTCTTCGTTGTCTTCCTCTTAGATGTCTTTCGTCCGGCCATTTGCTATGACTTTATGAGTAAAAATAGAAAGATTGTCAGAGAACAAGTGAACACCGTGTTAAAACTTTAAAAATTAGCAAAATTTGCTTAATTAAGGGACAAGATGGATTTAGATCAATTTAGGAAGATTTATTCTGACTATCGGTTAGCTGAAGCAAGAACATTAGCGAACCAATATAAAACATGGGATTACTCGGCTCAAAATTCTTTGATGAGAGTTCCGTTAGACAAAAGACAGTATGACCCTACAAAAGACAGAGCTGAAGAACTATATCACAGGGATGAAAAATTTGTTCAGATGGTTTCACCAAAAACACAGTTGTCGCACTTGTCTCCGGGAATAGTGGGGGGTATTACCTCTAAATTGTCAGGTAAAGACTTCCGTGATACGTCATCTAAATTTGCTACGTATGGTGAACTCTTTAATCATATTGATATGGTACCGGATGTGTTAAACATTGTTAAGCAAATGCTTAACCCATTACAAACTCAAATTTTTATTGAAAGCATAAACTCGATCAATGCTAACGAAAAAAGTCCTGGTTTATTACTATCTGAAACACTTATAGCGTTTATCAAGAAAATGACTTCATCGCTTATTTCCACAAAAGATGCTTTGGAAAACAATGATCGCCGTCTCTACAAAGACTCATTAAACAGGCTTCAACTATTGACTCAAGATCAATCATACAGAGTTTTACCATCTAAAGCAGCTGAAATGCTGTCAAGGTTAACTGACCTTGTTTTAACCCTCAATAATCAAAAACAAGATGATTTCGATGAGGCTGATACATTAGGAGAGATTCCGGATCTTCGTAAAAATGCTACACGTGATGCAGAGGATATGATGCTACAAAACGAGCTAAACCAAGATGCAGCCATTCGAGCACAAACTCAATTGGGGGCTATAGTTGCCAGACAAAACATTGAACAGCAATTAGAAAGCATAAATAAGCAAGATTATGCAATTGGAGCTAGTCTTTTGTTAAATATGTATTCAGACTTCTTGGATCAAGTCACTGCGACTACAGAAGCTCCTTTGCCATTGCGTTCCCAGGCTACATCTGCAGCAAAATCATCAACGGTTAAAACTATTAATACAGACATAAAGTCGTCTGTAGAAAAGAAAGAGGTTAGTCTTGCTGATTTGTTACGTCAAATATTGGAAAGGGAAAAAGCAGATGAAAAACCTATGGCAGGTGAAGCAGGTGATGATGGTGGAGATGAAGAAGATGATAATGAGGATGATCAAGCTGCACAGCCACCAGCTGGAACACAACCACCAGCTACACAAACACAGACTGCTCCTCCTCAAACTCAACCTCCAGCAACACAAACTACACAAGCACCTGCTGCACCTGTAAGGACAACTCCTCAGGGACCCACTTTAATCGTTCCTAATAACCCAACTATGGTTCCCACACAACCAACACCCGCACAACAAGTTCCCCTTTATGATGAACAAGGTATGCCAATTGGTGGACCAACAATAACTCAAGCTGTGGCACCCCAAGTTCAACCACCTCTTCAACCTGCACCTGCAGCAGTTGAAGCTGTGGATACACAAGCAGCTGCACCAGCGGTTGCACAGGCAGCTGTACCAGTGGCTACTCAAGCGGTTACACCTGCTGTTGCTGCAGCTACCACTCCTGCTGTGCCTGCTAAAGTTACACCAGACGTACAACCAGCCACTGATGTGCCACCTCTAGATGCTGATATTGCAGCAATAAATGATATTATTGAAAGACCTTGGAAGGAACAATGGCCCATTTTATCACTAATTAAAGCAGACAAGTTACCAACTATGTATGCAATGACCGTCGGTAAACACTCAAAAGCTCCAAAAACATCAATTTTTTATGTTAAAGGATCAAAGCGAATGCAAGTATACAACGCTCTTATGTCTCTAAAAATTAAAGATGACGTACAATTTACTATAGATGGTATTCGATTAGAAGGCACTGACAAAAAAAACTATGAGAAATTACAATTAGTGCTTAAACCCACTGAGCAATCCTCTCAAAATTTAACTCAGACAGACGAAGATATTGCTGTAACTGAATCTGGGCAAACTGCTTTTAAACCTAAAAAGGTTGAAAGAACTGAATCAAGATCTACATCTGTTGGACCACCACCCACACGCAAAAGTCCTCGAAAACGTGGTGACGGAATGCCTAAGCGAGGTAGGGGTCGACCATCAAAACGTGATAGGGAAGATGAAGCTGTAGATGAATCTAAAAAAGCTAGGGTGCAACTACCATCATCGTTGTCGTCGTTTGCTTTACCGGCTCAAGTGTCGTCTTCTCCAGATATCTTGGATTTACATAAAAATGATATTGTTACCTCCATTACTATCAAACGATCACCCATCCCTCAGTTTATGGAAGACTTGTTTGAAAGTTTATCTAATGGTACGTGGTCACAACTAAAAAGGAAACACGGTTTTGATTCGTTTTTTCATTTAGCAGCAGTTATTAACGATGATATTCTTGTTGAGAAAAACTCTAATGGAATAAACGTGGCTATTTACAAACCTTATCAATCAGAGGAAATTAAAGTACCGTCAAAATTGTTAGGAAAATTTACATTAGGAGAGATGGTTGAGAAAGTGCAGAATGAGATGGGTCAAGACTTCTACAACTACCACCCTTTTGAAAATAACTGCCAGAACTTTATGTTCCGCTTTTTGAAGGTTTCCAAAGCCCTTACACCGCAAATTGCAGAATTTGTAAGTCAACCAATCGAGAATTTAGTAAAAGACTTACCTGCGCATTTCCCACCATTAGTAAAAGCGGCTGCTGATTTATATGGCGTTGTGCAACCTTTGTTGAATATAAATGATTAATTTTATAAGATATGTTGTAAAACATCTCATTATTAATTAAATATACT